GCAAAGTCATTAGGAGCAGCAAGAGTAGAATATACAGGTGATGCTGCGAAGGCGTTAGATGGGTCTAATAGTCCATCCAATGTATTTGATTTACGAGCAACAATTTGGAAGAATACGTTAGAACCAGCAACACGAGCACCGTCAAAGTTAAATCTATAATTCCACGAATAAACACCAGCAAAGGGTACACGGAAATAGTCCGTATTAGATGCGGGGTCAGGTGGGTTGTCGTAAGTGGTGGTCCTGTATCCCAAATTGAAATTACCCAATGGGTCATAACCATCAGGTTGTAAGGTCTCAAAGTTTAACCTACGGAATCCAGTCGGAGCAGCATCCTCAAAGTTGTAGATGGTAGCCGTTCTCATATAAGTACGGAAGATGTTCTGATTGGTGACAGCCGATGCTGTCTCAATCCCCAACGTACCATTTACGAATGTGTCCATATAAAGGGACTTGAAATAATCTGTATCGAAAAACTCCGATATAACAGAATAGTTTGTTTGAGCAAATACACGGTCAACAACATCCTTCACACGGATTGCTGGTTTGAATATTTCAGGTGGTACAGATTTTCCTGATTGGTCAAATGAATCACTCTCACCAAAGGTGTATGTAAATGATGGTGTAAGACCCGTAGAACCGTCTGGATACACTAACCCATAGTTGATAAGGGGATAGAGTATCTTACCTCCAAAAAGTCCGTCTGTGTCGTTATTCTTGGCTTGCCAACTTTGTACGAGATTATCGTAGTTGAGGTCGTGAGTAAGGTCAGAATATTCCAAATCACGTAGGTTGAGGTTTTGTATCTCTGAAGCAAAGTCACCTACCTCACCCATAATGTAAACCTCGAAATCTATGTGGGTTGGATTGTTGATAACTGCTTGTAATCTTAATATACCCTTGAAGATGTCAGTACCTCTGTATTGAACAATACAATCTATCTTGGTCAATGGATTAAAATCAATCCCATTGACCTCATAGTAATGTTCAAATATCTTGGAGTTCTTGGACGTAGCAGGAATAGTGAATACCCTCGTAAATGGGGATTTTCTCTGTTCTAAATTTCTTATATCCAATTCCTGTTTAACAATAGAAATCGGTATATCTTCGTATAGGTCCAATTCTTTCCATTGACCATCAAGTAATATAATAAGTGATGTATTCATTAAGTTCTTTGTATTGAGATATTATTTGAGTATACATAACTCAACTCCAAGTTTACAATCGACTTGTTTCCTTTGTTCTTTCTCAAGTATTCACCAGATAGGATATTGATGGGACGTAATCCCCCATCCTCTTTTATTTCATATACCTCTGGTGATGTATAGACCTCCTCCAAGAATACCATATCAGGATTGTTGATAAATCCTGAATTGATAACGTGAGTTTCTGTCATTCTAACCTCAAAGTCGGTGAGTCCTCGTGAGTACTCCTCCTTTGATGGGTCTGAAGAATCCCAATCCACATTCCACGTCTTGAACGATTGTCTTTCGATGTTGATACCTTCATCCTTACCTGCGGTGAACGTATAGTAATCGTAAGTACCATAACGGTTTAACCACATAAGTTGTAGTTGAGTTGCTCCCGCTCTTGTACAGATGGGTTCAATGTTGAAAGTAAAAATCTCACTGACAGGTGTATAACCTGAACAGTTTCCTATTGTATATGATGTCGGTACTGGTTGTGGTGATATAGCCATAATTCTAATTTATTAACAAGGTCCTCCTATACAACATACCAATGTAACATCACTACCTGTCGAAGAATAGATACATCCTGACTGAACAAAGTCACCCACGAATGGACTGGTTAGTAATGTACTTGTGTAGATAGCAGTACCAGGGTTTATTAAGTTTGTAACACTACAATCTGTGTATACGGTGGTTTCTGATTGTCCTTGACAAGTACAAATACCCCCATCACAAATACCTGTTACACATTCAAAAATAGTCCACTCTTTATACGCACAACTCGGAGTAGGCGTTGGAGGCGGTGGTGCGGGTGATAATGTTGACGATGGCGTAGGCGTAGGGGTAGCAGCAACACCACATGCCGGACCTTCCGTTACAGTTGTCTGTCCATAGACAACAGTCACTCCACCTTCACATCCACAGAACGATTGTGATGTTCCTACATTAAGGATAAGTGTTTGTGGATTTTCATCACAATCAACATAGTCAATTCTACACTGACTTTCTGATAATGCGTCACATTCAACTGAATATGACCAACAAACACAATTACCACCACAATATCCACCATCCACAATTTGTATCAGTGATTCAGATTGTACTGACCCTGAACACGCACATACTGTTGTTGATTGACCTGGTGATAATACTACCGTTGTAGTCGTCAATGTATTACAATCTGTATAGGTGAATACCGCACTCTGTTCAAGTGGGTTACCAACTGTGTAATTTTCACATATACATTGAGGTGTAGATGTGGGCGTAGGCGTTGGAGTTGGAGTTGGTATTACAGGTGTTGTCGTACCCGTAAACTCACCAAACAACTGTACAGTATATTGTACAGTCCCTGCTGGCATGATGTCCTCAAGGTTTTTAGGACCGGCTCCAACATACATGATGTTGTAGTCCGTATTACCTGTATTCACTTCCAAGTAAATCGACTGATATACGTCATTACAATCCGTTCTTGGACCTCCACCATTGGTCGTGATGTTATCTAACGTTACAGCGGATAATACAGACCCTGTGTCGTCATAGAATGTGTATTCCACATAGTAAGGTTCTGATAGTGTTGAAGCATCAAGGTAATAGTTAGAGAATCCAAGTGTGTAATACTCACTCTCTTGAATGTTTCTAATTCTTGGTGAATTGGTAAGGTACAGTCCTGATGTCGTGGGGTACGTCCCTGTGGGAGTACCCGACAACACAAATGGTGAGAAATTAAAATTCTCTTGGGTTGCCCTTCCATTAACCCCATACGTTCCATAGTAGGTTTTGTAAACACCCCCATCTACGGCAGGTGCTCCAAGTCCATCACCCACACCAGTAAATCCTGTAACAGACCCTAATGGACTATCTGAATACTCATACCCAAAGTATACCTGATACTTCACCACAGCGTCCTGATATGGACGTGAGAACGGGAATGTTTGGTGTTGATAAATTGGTGTTGTATTCCACCAACTGATTGGGTTATTTTCTGTATAAGTGTTAACCACTCTTGATACATCTATTACACCCCTGTCATAAGAGTTGGGTGTGGCTTTACCTTCAAATATCAAATTGTCGTCCACATAGATGTTGTAGACATAACGGAATTTATATTTGTCAGTCGTGTCAGCAGAAATGGTATAGAATAATCCATCACTAAATGCTGGTTGGAAATTCTGTGGTGTATGTAATATGTTTATCATAGTTATCTTCTAATTAGTGAGGGTTGACCTTGCTCCTCATCACCTAATATAATATTCAAGAAATATAAAGAGTAGTAATCTCCCAATTCTTCTTCTATTTTTGTAAGGGTTCTATTTATGGCTTTCTCGATAAAGTTCATACCTCTGTATCCATATTTGGCAACTGAACGAGTGATTAAGAATGCTCTCTCCTCGTTTGATATAAACCTACCTCTTTCATCTCTAAATCGTGGTAATGGTTTTATTCTTGCCCATTCACGTAATGCTGGTTTCATCTGACCTGTTGTTCTACCACTGTTTGGTTTTCTGCCTTGGTCGATGAAGTACCAATATGGTGCTCCTTCAAAATCCAATACCAGTGATGGGTCTTGGTCGGGTTCTCCCTCCCAATACACATTTACAGATTTATATAAATTACCACTTGCGTTGGGTTTTGATATCGGTGTAGGATATCTCCCCGCTACAGGTTTGTTCTGACCTCTATAAGTTTGAGATGGACGTTTCTTCCTTAATTGGGTCTGAACCTCCTTCTTAAACATTTCCGCTATTTCTAATAATACTGGGTCCATCTATGACTCATTTTTTATTTTTATACTTGTCTTGATAAAGATGTGTTAAAAGTTTGGACTATTGTTCCAAAGTTTAATATTTCTGTTGATGTTAAATATTCACCAAAGAATACAAAGTTTGTATTCACTTGTGTTGATGAGTATGGACTACCATTTAAGTTTAATGCCCCAACATAAAACTCAACAGAAGATAAACCATTACCACGAGTGGCACCACTAACACTACCTAACAAACTACCACTTCTAAATAATTTACCATAAACATTTACACCATCACTTGATGATGTTAAAAATCCTTCACTTGTAGCATCACTTATATTAAAAGTACCAGTATTATCGTTGTAATGTATTAAAGAGCCGTTCCAACCTGCCAAAGCAGTAAAATATGGATTTCCATTATTTGCCCCAAGATGGTATTTATCAGCAATTATATTACTTTCAGTTGTATAAACACCAAAAGACATCGCATCACCACTATAAGTTGATGACGGAATAAGGTTTGTTGTCGCATAAGATGTATTACTTTGTGGGTCAGCACCCGATGATGTATGCGTCCAAGTCCCATTAAACCCTAATGTATAACTACCACCAGGTGATATTGCTTCTACTGCGTGAGCGTTTTGTGTTCCACCCAAAAATGGATACATCGCAGTCAGTTTAGAGTAAATACCATTACTCTTTAAGTCAGTAAATAAGGTGTCTGTCGCTGCCGACATCGTAGCATCTACACTACCACCAGCACTTATTACTTCTGCCAAATATGCCGCAGCGTCAGCATCAAATGCTGGTGCTGAAGGTGTAGGTGTCGGTGTTAAAGTTGATGTAGGAGTAACCGTTGGAGTTGGTGTAACCGTACTTGTAGGAGTAACCGTTGGGGTTGGTGTAGGTGTAGGATTTGGTGTCCAATTACTATAGTTGTATTTTAATTTCAAGTATTCAGTTACTTTTGAGTATTCACTATCGGTTAGTGCTCGGTCATATATGATTACCTCAAATATTCCATTTTCTATATCAGGACCAGTTAAAAGAGTATCACCTAAAATAATGTAATCAGTTTGATTTGTGTTTTGTACCGAACAATCATTTGGGTTAGCACTTACCGTTCCGTATATACTAAACTCATCACCAACAAAATCACCTAATGTTGTGCTTGAAACTTTCATTCTGTTGATAACAAAATCAGTATCTTCGTATGGTGTATATGTTTCTATTTCTCTACAAGTAAAGTTAGCCCAAACAGGTAAGTCAGTATTTATTTGTCCTACACTTAATGGTGAGTTCGTTACATTACTCGTACTACCTGATTTTACATTCATAAATGATTTAACACCTGATGGTGCTGATGGTTTTGTGTAAACAACAAATGTGGTAGCCTCACTCCAAGTTTTGCTTGGTGTGTTGTGAATAAGACCCGTTAGGTTTCTCTTATCCCACATCGCATAATACCCATCACTATTGTTATAGGTTGACGCTGAATAAGATGGAGTTACAGAGAATGGTGTTAGTGTAAAGTCATTACCTGACTTATCCAACACTTGTGTAATTTGTGTTCCCCCTGTTAGAGTAATGGTATCACTATCTTGGAAATCATACCACGCATATAGATTTGGTATATCGTTTGGATATTCAAAATCTGTATATTGATAACATGCATCCAAGTATTCATTAACAATAATATTCACATCCAATGCTATACCCCCAATATGGTCATTGAACCTTTCAAAGAAAGGTTGTCCAATGACGGGTATTTCCACGTCTATCTTATCCTCCAAGAATCCACGTTTAATTGTGGCAATAAATCTCTTGGCTTCCAATGACATATCTGAAACAACATCGGCTTCATTGGTCATATCTGTGTTTACAATATCACCAAAGATTACAGATAAGTTGTAAGTGGTAATATTCTCATCGTATGTCACATTGACTGGTGTCACAAATACCAAAGGATATTCTGTTGTCCCTGAATTTGTGGTAGCATAATAAACAATATCCCCATACCCAAACGAGTTCATACGTGGGGATTGTTGTTGGTATTGTTCTATATACTTTAATATTTTATTGAATGTGGTTAGTTGTTCCATTGTTAATAAATACTATTGTTATATTTTCATTTGGTTTTTGATTTTATCGTATTCCGCTTTTTCTTGTTCTCTTATGTCTTTTCTCATCGCTGCGGTGTTTAGACATAAATACAAAGGTAAGTTCTCTACTTGCTCAATTTTTGTGACATCTTTGTCTGCGAGGTCGAGTAGGAGAGTAAAATAGTATCGAGCGGTAATCTCTTTTGGAGGAATTTCGGTAGTTTCTTCCACCCCTTCGTTATCATCTCGTTCGTCTTCCTCTTCGATTCCAAAGAAGCCTTTATATTGGAGATGTATAAGTTTGCGACTTGAAAAAAAAAAGTTGCCACACCTAACCAGTATTTCACTGGTAGGTCTCTAAACAATAAACCTCTCTCTTCAATATCATTTGAGTTGTAAGGTAGAATGGTGTACTTACCCTTCTTATCTTTACTCTTAATGGGTCTGTATAGTATGGACATAATGTTGTGGATATTACCCACAATGTCTTGAGAGGTGTATACCTCAAAATCTATCCATGCTCCGAAAGCCATCTTACCGAACTCTGTTTCCAATCCATATTCAACACCTTCGTATTCAAAGGTCATCACCAGTTCATCTTTGTTGGTGTTTAACATCACATTGTTTAAGTATCCTTGTACCAATCTTACATTCTCCATAGACATGTTCTTCACATCGTTAAATGGAATACCTGTAAACAGGGATATCAGTTGATGGGGGTTATCTTGGTAGAACTGTCCCTTTGATTGTAATACTTGGTATTGTCCGATGGTTAAATCTGAATTGATTTTTACCACCTCATTGTCCATTACTAATTCTATCATACTATTGTTATTTTTCCTTTTGGCTTATTACTCATTTCGAGGCAGTATCTAATACAGTCAATCGTGTGGTTGTTAAGGTCGATAGGTTGGTCTAATATACGTCCATCCTTATCTGTCTTCCATTTGTACTCCTTGAACTCGTTAATTACGTTCTCACTACTCTTTGTAATATAAACCTTATGTCGTTTAATTAAATCTATTCCGTGTAGGATTGTATTCTTAATTACGGGTTTTGCGTTTATTCGTTTTCTCTTTAGGTCCATAATGATTTCAGGTCTGGCATTATCGAACCATAAGTCATCAGATAAATTGATACCTAATCCTTGTAATCTGTAGGAGAGGTCATCAGCGGTTAGTCCTCGTGAGTAGAGTAATTCCTTTATGTAAATGGAATCACCTATGATTCTACATTCTACCACTGCTGTTGGGTCGTTGTAACCAGGGTCACAGGAACGGATGAGAATACCCCCATCAAAGGGGTATTCCTCATCTTCAATTATAGTATACTTGGAAAACACTGAATTCGTTGCTATACCTCTTTCTCCTAAACCAAACACCTTCCATAGGTTGTCGTCCTTATCCTTGAGTGATTCAATCTCTTTTACAATCTCATCCGTTAAGAATGGGTTTTCTTTATACGTTGATTTGTGAAAGAATACATCCTCTTCTTGTTCTATTAAGTCGTAGATGTATGAGTATAAGTCAGAGGGGTTATAGTCCAATATAATCTGTTCAGTTGTTCTGATTGCCAGTTGGACATACTCATCTCTGGTTATTTCATTTGCCTCATTCACGAAGAGCAACTCACGTTTTCTACCACGTAGTTTCTGTTCCTCGTCAGTTGAGAACCATTCTATTACAGACCCATTTGGTAATTCAAAATACCCTTCCTGTTTTTTCCATCTTGAATCCAAATATAAATCCATGTTCATTAGGATTTCTTTGAGGTCTCTTAATACAGAACCCTTTAAGGCTGGTAATGTTTTCCTGACGATAGAGAGAGTTTTATTGGGGTTTTGGAGTAAGTATACCACCAACCATATTAGAATGTTGTAGGTCTTACCAGAACGAGCACTCCCTTGAAATATCAACAGTCGTCTATCCTTATTATTCTCGAGATGTTGAAATATTTCAGTTGTCTGTATTCTCATCCTTCTTTGGTTGTATCACCTCTATGATTATGCCTTGGTCAGGTTTTATTGACTGACCATCACTCTTGATATCATAATCCTTTTTATCTGACCACCTATTGTTAAACATGTTTCTCATCATTAGTGACCAGTGATTGGAGTTGATGGACTTTGAGTTTCCATCAACCCATTGTTTTCTTGCTATTTCTACCCACCATTCCTCTGAAAGTTTCTTCGCATTGTTAACGGCTTTCAGATATTCTGGTGAACGTTCCATTAGACGTTGGTGAGTATTCCAAGAAATGTCCATGTAATTAACGATTGAAACCTCGGCTTTACCTTGTCTTCCAATATCCAAAATATCCTCGTACCACGTCTCTGGTATCCTTCCTCGTTGAACCAGTAGTTCTATGGTGAATGGTTTTTTACCTCTTGTATTTCCTTCCATATAAATCTATTCCTGATAGTATTTGGTTTATGGCATCTTGTAGACCTGGTGTCCCTGATGCCTTTGGATACAATAGTGAATAGGTATTCATTATTTCAATCTTATCCAAGTCGTTATATTCATCAATCGTTTTCACGTTGATGATGGTATCTCTAACTTGAATTGCTTGTTCTATATAATCCTTGTTATTTAAGTTGTTGAGAGTTCCCCCTCCTCGTTTACAATTACACCCTGCCATCTTTAATTACTTCTATTATTGCTTCTTTTATTTTTGTGAATGCTTCTGCTTGTTCATATTTCTCTTGGAATACATACCCTTCGATTAGTGAGTTAATATGTTCTAAAATGGCTATGGTATCCATCCCCATATCATAACACGCACTGATATACGACTCTGACAATTCTGACAGTAGGTCATCTTTCTCTTCATCCGTTTTGGTGAAGTAATCAGTAAAGTATGTATTCAGGTCCATAATCATAAATATAAAATGATTTCATTTATTTGTAATCAAAAAAAACCCCTGTTTTATCAGGGGATAAAACCCATTGGGAGCAGTAATGGATTTTTAATGAGTAATCAAAAAAAGAGAGGGGGAAAAGTAATTAAAAAAAATAAATCTGAAAATAGCGTAGAATAGCAATAAACCCCCTCTCTTAAATTAAATATATTAATTAAAATGATAGTTGGAAATAATATTGTATTCAATTATCTCCTCTAATGTTTCTTTTTCTTCATTGGTTAATTCATTTTCAAATATTTCTTGAAAAAATATTTGAAAATTATCAGTATCCCATTGTTTCATTTTTCTTTGGGTATGTTCCATATCATACCTGTTAAACCATCTTATTATTCTATTTGTCATAATGTGAATGCTTCGTTAATTGGTGTTTTTATTTTCATCTCACTTGGATTCCATGTTGCGTCGTATGAGCCATCTTTATTTCCAAATCTATTTTTTAATATTTTCAAATCGGCAGTATTTCTTGATTCTTGTTCAGGTGTTCTTGTTAAAGCAATAACCATACTGGCTTTTTGTAATTTACTGATTGAACCTGCTGCGTTAGATAGGTCTAATTCTTTATTTATACCACTACGATTGGATTGTACCGCACTCCATATTGCTATATTGTATTTTTGTGATAGATGTTCCAATTCGTTGATAATACCGATATCCCCTTGCCAATGTTCTTTCGTTTGAACATTACTGATAATACAGTCCACATAATCGATAACTACTACATCAGGAATAAAGTCCTGATTTATCTGGTCTTTGATTAGTTCTTCAATATCTTTGGTTGTAGTCATATTTGAAGCCATTTTAATAATTTTAAGGTTTGCTGTGGTCTTTCCCTTTTTTAATTGCTCTTCCGTTGGGTTATCTAATTTCTTTCTGTGATTAATAATATAATTGTCTATATTCCCCTCAAATACCAAATGTAATGTCTTGTATCCACCTAACATAAAATTGTTTGCTATATAGGTTAAGAATACTGATTTACCTACACCAGTCGATGCCATTAACAATCCGATTTCACCTTTGGATATTCCGTATTTATCAATTAGTTCCAATTTCGTTGGAATTGTCTTTCTGTCCTGATTTTCGATTTCATCCCAAATATATTTCATTTCCCATTTCTTATTTTTCTGCTCAATTTCAGCAATTTCATCTACAGTTTTTTTAATACTGTTTTCATCCATTTTATCAGGATTCAATTTCAAAGAGGATATTTTATTATCCTTTAATCGCTTAATTAAATTGTCTGTAATGAACTGAATTTGGTCTTCTGATAACTCTATACTTCTGATAATAAAAAGTTGGTCTAATATCATTTTAGATATCTTCTCGTTACCCTGCTCATCCTTTATTATCTCTTCAATAAATTGAAAATTGGGAATATTATCATATTTGTGATAATATTCCAAAATAACTTTGAAGATGTATTTTACATACTTATTCTGAAACAAATCCGTTGTTATATAGTTTCTGTTATCTCTATATAACTTTGGATTGTTTACAATCGCATTGATAATTGAATTATCAAAATCACTAATTATTTTATTCTCCCTCATAATTAAAATATAATTCTTTATTTTTTAGTAGTCAAATTGACCTGTTGGAAAATTTTTCTATTTACTTTTTTTAATTTTGAAATTATACTCCAGTATAGCAGTTCCAGTTTACAGTAATATTTCAGTTGTCATCTGATAAAGGTTCAAAAAACCTTGAGGGTTTTTTTGAACCTTACAGTATATACTAGTTCTAGTACTAGTTCTGCTATACTGGGTAAATTTCATCATTCGATGTATCCCCAACGTGCGTTTGGATGGTCTGGTTCCGTTAACCCTTTGCGAATCTTTCTGATGTGTGCCGCTGACACATCATAATCTTTAGCGATAGAGTAAGATGATTCACCATCTCTCAATCGTTTTTTAATACTTCTAATAGTTTTTACTCCTAATAATTTAATTTTTCCCATAACTTTTTATATTTGATTTTAGTAGGTCCTCCCGAACCTAATTAATATATAGTGGTAAAAAACAAAAAGTCAAATATTTATTGGTAATGGCAAAGAAAAAAGAATTTGAATCGTATCTCTCAAGGAGAATGTGGACAGAAGACGGTGTGGTGTACTTCTGTCGTATCTGTGGTGACTACCTACCTGAAGACCAGTTCTACAAAAGGAATGACACCCCTTTTAAGATTGACAGTAGGTGTAAGATACATTATTCTAAAAAAGACCCTGATGATGATGGTTCAATGGATTACATCAAGTTTGATGCTCTAACAGAGGATGACTTTATAGATACACAGATTACATTAGAGAAAATGGGATATAAGATAGGAAAAGAACATCCAACGGTCCATGAACAATTTATGATAAAATATAATTTAACTGGAGATACAAATGAGAGGTAAGTATCCTGATGACATATTCGAGAAAGGTAACCATTCAAGGTATTGTAAGATATGTTCAGATTTTCATGACATATCTGAATTTTACAAATTGAAGGACGGTAACTTTACACGATACTGTAGAACACAATACCGAGCAGAGAGAAAGGATGTACAGCCCTTTGGTCTTCAAGATGTTGAAAACCAAAATGACCGTGAAGAAGCAGAACGTATTTTAACCGCTCTGGGTTACGAACTATATAATGAGGACAATCCTATCCACGAACAATTTGAAAGACGAATAGAGAGGAAGTATGGACGTTTCTGACCTTATTTCTTACCAAAGTACTCAAGGGTTGTAAATCCTAACCCTGAACCACAGAATATTAACATACCATTCCATACGTATTCCTTCATAGGAATGTCGAAAAAGACATTTGCGATAAAGGCAATGGATATCAATACGAATGATGATAAGGTGATGAATCTCTTTGATGAGATTTCATCGTTCACACCAGACAATAATTTCTTAAAAAATTCTTTCATAGTATTTGTATTTCTCATAAATATGTCGTTTCTTTGTGTAACAATGAAAGAAAAACAGAACAATATGAAACAAGTAATCGTAACCAAAGAAGACACAGATGTATATGCCTTGGCTAAAATCTTAAATGAGGAACAAATCCAAGCACTTATCAGTACCCTATGTATGATGGATAAAGTTTGTATCCCTCAATACTATGTTAATGACGACCAAGCCCGTTACTACGGATTTGAGGATTTAGAGGATATGAACAAGAGAACTGACCATTATTATCAACATATAGATAATGATATGTTTCTTTTGGCAGAGTCAAACTAATTCCCTATATTTGTATCACAATGAAAGAAAAACAGAACAATATGACAGAGACAATCACATCACTTAACTACGGACAACATATTCTATTTGGATTTATTTCAACATCAATTCATGCTCAACGAGGTGAATCACTTACTGTTGAAGAATTAGTTGATATCGCAATAATTGTTGAATATTTAACAGATTTAGAACTCTATAATTACATAGAGACAGATTGTCCTGATATTCAAATTATGATGAACCCTGCGGAAGCATTCAATATCTTTTGTGAATGGTATGAAGAAAACAAAAATTATTTTGAAGATTTTTTGGCAGAGTAAAAACTAATCCCTATATTTGTATCACATTAAACAACAGAACTATTATGACACTAATTAAAAAAATCAAACAACTAAAAAACGAACAATTCCAACTTTCAAACGGACATTTTGATATTGAACTTTATTCATGTGGATGTTGTGGTGACCCGATGTTAGTAATGGGAATGTCAGGAGAAGATGTTGCCATCTTCAACGGTGACATCTCTACATTAAAAGGTATGAAGGCAGCGACTGCTGTGATGAATGCCTACATGAATCACAAGGATATGACTGTGACAAACTTTGTAGATTTCCTTCACATGTTATTGAAACAATCCAAAAATAATTTGGTAGAATCCAAATAAGTACCTATTGGTAAATCTTAAAAAGAAAAGGAAGGACGGGACAAACATATATGTATTAAACGTGAGAGTAGAAGAATAAAGTCCCGTGTTCTTTGAAATCACACATTAAAAAAAAGGGTAAAACCGAAAGTAAAATTATGACAAATTATTTCAGTCAAACGGAAAGAACGGAAATGGTGGTTTACAGAACCAGAAACTATAGTCAGTTTAAGACCATCAGTTCCAACAGAGAACTTGTTCAATCACACCTTGAACAGTTAAAAATGAGTATTAAAAACAAAGGTCAATACACACCTATTATTGTTAAAAATAATGGAGAAGTAGTTGAAGGACAACACAGGTTACAAGTATGTAAAGACCTTCAAATTCCCGTACTATACTTGGTACGTGATTTAGACATCAGTGACATCAGTGAGATGAACAGTAAAAGTAGAAACTGGAAAAACAGTGATTATTTACGTCACTGGGCAAAACGTGGTTACACACCATATATGCGTCTATTAGAAATTCAAAAGGCTAATCAGGACTTGGGTATCGAAGTATCTAACTATGTTATTATCTTTGGTAATGATGGTCAAAAATCATTAGAAAACTTTAAGAATGGTCAATTCAAACTACAGTACGAAGATAGAGGTTTATCTGTTTTACGTATCTATAGAAAGATAAAATCATACTATGAAGGTAATCCTAACAACGTATTCTTTAGAGCACTTGCTCACCTTGCGATGTTAGAGAAAGAAGGTAAGTTTAACATAGAACGTTTTATCAAAAAACTAAAACGTAGAACCTTACCAAAACTACAAGGTGTTTTACGTGACTACTTGTATGAGATGGAAAAGATTTACAATTTGAATGAACGTGCTAACTATGTTCGTTTGGATAGTAAACTTAATGGACGAGCAAAAAAATAAACTTTTCTGTTGTGAAAATGTTATGGGGGATTTGACAATCCCCCTTTCATTTTCTATAATTTAGATATGGGAGCAAGTAAGAAAGAATATCAAAAAAGTATACCGATTTTCTATCATCAACAGAAAGATATGAAAGAAGAATTGGAGAGGATTTGTTTCAATAAAAACAAATCCAACAAAGATAAAAAATAAAAACCACTATTTTACTTAAAATGTTCTGTTGTATCAATAAAAAAGGGAGTTAGTGGTCTCCCTTTTTTTTGTTATTAAAACGGTCTAAAATTCTCATCACATTTAACATTAGACCAGTAATAAGTAGTAAGATGGTTATCTCCCCCTGAAATTGCATGAGGTATGAAAATACGCCAGCAAAACTCACTGAATTGGCAACTGTATCTTTTTCCATTTCTTTAAGAATTTGACGTGTGTCCATACCAAGTAGGGAAACCACTGTCTCCACATAAATAACCCATATCGTTATATCCCTTTTTACGAGAATAATAATAACCGGTACCAGGTAGTGTTATGTTCGATGAGAACGCTGTTTTCGTCTCTGGTGGTAGTTGACCATCATTAAGGTTTCCATTGTTGTATTCAGGGTATAATCCTGAACGGAAGATTAGATGTCTACGTAATAAGTTATCAGAAAACTCCGCTTGGTCCTTGGCATTTTGTTTAAGGAATTGGAATGTCTTAAAGTCGATTGAGTTACCCTGTTCTGAACGGTTCTGTACCAATCCTACAGACATGAATTTAACCATAAAGTTATCCAATGCCATGTAGTAAGAATAGTTAACAAGAGCCGGTTGAATGTAAGTATCCAATAATGTCTTGTAGTTTGAATTTACACCGAGTTGAATATCACCAGTGGAAATCAAATCTAACATTTTATTGTATAGGTTTGTCCCCAACGTCTCCTGAATCTGAATCTGTTGAGATGTCAGAATACAGTATCGTAGTTCATTCGTTTGGACGTTGTCGTTGATTGCCGTATAGGTTTTCAACACGTCCTCTGATATCATCATTATGTTGTTCATAGTAATCTATTTTGTTCAATAATCAGTGATACCTCCTCATCGGTATGTATCAACTGAATTAATGGCTCCAATTCTCTGTTTAAGAATTTCTGTGTTGGAATAATTGAGGTGTTCATAAAAATGTTGAACGCCGTTTCCAACTGGTCTGCCGATGATGAAAATCCTGTTCTTGCTGGTAATCCGATTATCGATGGGTCAGGTATATTGTGACCTGCTAATATCTGATGTTGTACCAACTCGAATACTTCTTGATAGAATCCTTGTTGTAGGTTTGATTGAATTTGTGTGATATCAGGTTTTTCCGTCTGGTCACCATAACTCACAACGACCCTACCTGCCTTATCACTTCCCACATATCTGTCCTCTATGCTTCTTAAAATTTGATTCTGCTCAACTTCTGAATC